CAGGAGCATTTACCCCTGCTATTGTAGGTTCTGTACCGTTAGCATTAATTTTAAAATCAATATACTCATAAATGTCTTGCACAATTCCAGCGGCTGCTGCGCCAGCGCCTGCAGATCCTGCAGGTCGCGTAGTTACTTGTAACTCTGCATTACTTGTTGATTTTGTAATACCAATGTTTTGTACTACATCACTGATGATTGCTTGTAGTCTAGAAATAGCATCAATAGTATAAGCAACATCGCCCGAATCAATTAAACTTCCAGCTGGCATAATTGTTGTTGAGCGCAATTCATCGCCAACAACTGTACAGTTTTCTGGAACTATTATTGGCAATACTTCTTCAAAGTCTCCTGTTTTAACTGTAATAGTGTCGTACGGCTTACGTTCAGCAGGGACACCAGCTGTCGAACCTGCGGTAATTGCATTTACTACTATATTAATTAAACTTTCAAGCAATGCTTGAGCATCGCTTTCTTCAGTAAAATTAGTATTAACTACTTGATCTATGTTTCCGTATTTTGTACCTGTGTCTACTCCAATAGTTAAATTAGACAACACTGAATCTGCAATGCTTTTAATTTGACTAATACCGTCAGCAGTCTCAGTTGCGTTATCCGCAAGATATGTTACACCGTCTGTATCAAAGTAAGAAATTGCTGCTGCTCTAGTACGTGAATTTCCGCCATGTGTTAAATCCCATACAACTGCATCAACTATTTGTCCAATATCTCTACGACAGGTCTCTTTTGTATATGTAAGTGCTGGATATGTAGCATCTATATATTCAACTACTTCTTCTTGTATAAAACTTCTATTTGGTTCTAATAAATTTTTAGCATTGTATTTTAATGCACCGGCTTGTACTTGCTCTGTTGCATAACGTAACGTTTTCCAAGGACGATCTAAAGATACACCGTTATTTGGAGCAGGAGTATCACTACCGTTTGCACCTACATAAAATACATTATTAAGAGATCCAAAGTATTTCCATTCTGGTGCATTACCTGCTTGGTTTACAACAAGAACTTGTCCTGGGTTGCCAATTGGTAGTCTACGTGGGCCTGTAGAGCTATAGTAAACAATGTCGCCTAGCGTAGTTAAATTACCAGTTTCGGCTCCTGCATTTAGCAAATTCCAATTTGTGCCTAAAAGATCTTGATCTGGTCTATTTTGTACAGTAATTTCATCAGACGTATGTTCTAAAATACAAATGTAGCTATTAACACCATATTGTACAGCATCTCCTGCGTCATAGAACGTAGCATCAGTCCAAGTGTTTTTCCATTTGATTCCGCTGTTTAATCTTTGCCAATAAGTTAAATTAGGTGGACGTTGATTACTATGATCTAGTATACACAAATAAGTGTATCCGCCTAAACGAATTACATCACCAACTAGATAGCTAGTTGCACCAGACCAGTCGTCAATAAATTTAAACCCAGTTGTAAATAAATTCCAGTCTGCTATATTATTTGGGGGAACAGAGTTATTATTGTTTGTAATAGCAACATAAGAATAACCACCATATGTTACAAAATCTCCAGGCTGATAAAGTGTACTAGAGTTCCAACTATCTTCGAATTCTAAACCTTCAACAAACTGATCCCAATTTGCTTCGTCGGCTGCTAAACTAACTCCTGCGGTGTGTTCTGTTGTACATATCCAAACGCCACCGCCGTATTTTACAACATCGTTTATCTTATATCTTGTTGCTGATGTCCAAGTTCCTAAATATTCTAATCCTTTGTTTAAATAATCCCATTTAGATTGATCTGCTTCAAGTCCTAGTGAGTTTGTTGCTGCTGAAGTATGGCCTTGGTTACAAACATAAATTTGTCCTCCGTACTTTACAACATCATTAACGCGATATCTTGTTGATACTGCCCAGTCTGTAGTCCAATAAAGGCCTTCAGTAAACTTATCCCATTTAGATTGATCTGCTTCAAGTCCTAGCGATTCTGTTGCTGCTGAAGTATGACCTGTGTTACATACATAAACAATACCATTATATTTAATGACATCATTTACTCTGTACCGTGTACCAACAACCCAATCATTTCTCCAATAAAAACCATCAGAAAATACGTTCCATTTAGCTTGATCAACTTCTAAGCCGTCTGCTTCTGTTACAGCTGAAGTGTGTTCTTGTATACAAATATAAACAACACCGTTATATTTTGCAATGTCGTTTACTTTGTATCTTGTAGATACAGTCCAATCTTCTTTGTAGTCAAACCCTTCAGCAAATAAGTCCCATTTAGATTGATCTGCTTCAAGTCCTAGCGATTCTGTTGCTGCTGAAGTATGGGCAGTATTTGCAATATATAAGTATCCGCCGTATTTTACAATGTCCTTTACTTTATAATAAGTAGAAATTGCCCAATCTGATTTCCATTCAATACCATCAGAAATTTTATTCCAGTAATAAGATTGATCAGTAGTGAATAGAGTGGGAGAAGTATGTCCTGCAATACATATGTATGTATTGCCACCGTTCCTAACAATATCATCTTTATAATAAGTAGTGGCAGAGGCCCAATTGCCTTTCCATATAAATCTAATTCTACCTAATTTAAATTCAGCCATTTAAGACACTCCAAATGTTTTTTATATTTATCAATTTATTAATTTAGCTTTTGTCCAAAAGTAAAGTACTGCAACGCTAGGTATTTTCCTGCTGCTGCACTACTAAACTTTGTAGGACCTACTATATCTATTCGTTCACCAGTTGTTGTTGTTAATCGATTAGAATTTACTTTAACTTTTCCGGCAATAAGTGTTGTTGTATTTGCATTTGATCCTCCACTTGTGATTCTACCTGACAAATACCTTATTATTGCTGCTTGTGTAGGAACAATGTTGTTTGAATTAGCTACAAATGTTCCTTCTTTAGAAAACTCTCTAATAATAACAGGGCTTGCACCTACTGCTAGTCCGCCTAAACTTATTTCATTTAAACCTGATATATCAAAAAATTCCGAGCTAACAGAAACAATCCCTGTTGCTTGATCAACTCTAAATAGCTCTCCAACACGGAAGTTGCCGTCTTGGTCGGTTGATGTATAAAACACGCGGCCTCCACCAATTTCAGTTGTTTCCTGTGGTTGTATTCCTTCTGGAGCAGTATAGTAACTTGTTCCGTATCTATCAGGATAATCAGTATTTTCAAAATTGCCTGAACCAATATCTAAGAAATCGTGTCCAGTTAATCTTACCTGGCTGTATTTTTGTCTAATAGTAATAGTGGTTTCATCATCAGGACTTTCAAGTGCAGCAATTGATGGAGTTATTCTAATTGTTGCTGTTAAATTAGGCGCAATTCCTGAAATATTTGTTGTACTAACTACTCTATAAACTTGATCATCAATTCCAGATATTAATAAATTGTCTCCAGGTCCTGGTTCAGTAGATAAATTTTTAACTTTTAAATAATTTCCTAGCTGATGCTCATTTGCGTTTCCGTTTCCGGCAACTGTACACGATGCTAAATTATATCCTGTTCCTCTATTATAGAAAACAGGTTGTGTTAATACTCCATTAGCTACAGCTACTTCAAACGATCCGTCAATAGTATTTTCAGGATCAATTATAGTTATTGCAGGCGTGCCAAGATAATAACTTCCAGGATCATAAACTAAAAAGGCAGAGATTCTACTTGAATCAACTACTGCTCTTACAATTGCTCTCGATCCTGTTTCAATCGTGTTCCAAGAAGTTGACCCTGTTGCTGTTAAAATTATTTTTTCACCAGATCTTGCTAATTGCCCCCAATCGTTTGAAACAGTTGTATTATATAATCCTGGAAAATCACCAGACGATGCTGTTTTCCATATTTTACCATCTTTTGATTTGGCTAATATATTACCTAGTCCAGTTGCTAAAAACTCTCCAGAATCGTAAGATAAAACAGACAGTGTTGTTAGAGAATTTATAGAAGACTCATACCATGTTATACCATCAAAACTATATGCAGTATTATTATTGTCATCTACAGTAACAAATCTTCCATTACCATAACGCATATCACCCCAGTTTTTAGCTGATAAAGGTGTTATAGTAGTAAACGTCAATGCACCATCTTTACTATAAGCAATAGATCCTGTTCCGCTATTGTCATTTACAACATATGTGTTATTTCCGTATGCAGCTGAATTCCATGTTTCTGTTGTTGTACTTAAATTTGCAGAAACACTCCAAGAAGTTCCATTATTATAACTGATAAGTACTTCTCCGTCTGCTGATGATAATATTAGTTCACCTGTACCTGTAGATGCAATACCTTTCCATATTTTTGTAGAAGGCAGTGTAATTGTAGACCACGTGTCGCCGTTATCTGATTGTAATAGTTCGGCAACTGCTGCTCCTAGGTTATTTTCTTGCTTAACTACAATATACTTTGAACCAGTATATAACACGTTATTAACAACAAAGTCAGTACCTAAACTAGACGGCTCAGACCAGGTGCTGCCATCATCTGTACTAGTAGAAACGTACACTGTTCCTGTACCGCCGGCAGTAACTGTTACTAGTTTATTGCCGTTCATGATAAACTTCCAATTACTATCGCTTGGTCCTGTTATTAACTCAGGAGTAAAGGACGGCTCTGGTATAAATACCCTAGGTTCAATTGAATAAAGTGTACTTCCGTCTAGTAGCGGCTCTATAGGATATCCAGGATATATGTGATCCCACCCTAATGCGCCATCAGATTCTCTACTAATTTCAGCTACTTTAGATACATCATCATAATTTGTTATCTTTCCATATTGTCCTATACCTTTTCCTGATACAATAAACACTCTCATACCAACATATTTTTCAGAAGTTCCTGTTAAATCTGAACCTGCAAAAGTAATAGATTCGGTGTTTCCATCTTGGGCATAGTTTCTTAGATACTGATAGTTTAGTCCTCCAGGGATTGAGGAATCAGCTTGTCCTAGCACTCTAATGTTAGATATAGCGCCGTTTCTAAATTCTTCAATAGAAGAATTAACACCATATCCGCTACCGATAAATGTTAAGGATGCAGATGAATAATTTTCTCCAGCATTACTGTATGCTAGTGCTATTATGTTTGATCCATTAGTATGAGTTCTATCAATTTGTGCTTGTAAAGTCTTATTATCTACTTGAGCAGTAATTGGTGTTTCTGTTGCATCAACTCCTTCTGCCCTAGATCCAAATGTTCCGTACGAGTTATTTCCGTTTGCTGAACGTATAACTCCGCCGTTAGTTGACAAGTATCCAATGTATGCGTAGTACGTAAACACAGACACTAGTTCTACTTTTCCAGAACCGTTTGCCCAAATTGCAATACCATCGTTTATTATTTGTGTAAAGTCGTTGGCGACTATAGTTTTATTTCCGCCATTGTGCAAGGTTCCATCAATTTTTAAACCTACACATGCAGTACCAAACGTTGATACACGTTGTACATACGGAGACCTAGTAGTAATCCATGTGCTGCTATCATTTGGTCCTGTTCCGGGGTCAAGAGACACATATGCACCTGCACTTGGTCTTTTAGAATTATACTCTCCTTCAACACCAAGTGTTCCTATTAGTCCTTGAAGTGTTAAATTTTGAAGACTGGTTGCATTTCTAACATAAAACATGTTAGATGTTTCATATCCAACAGCCGGAATAACTGTTACGCTTCTCAACTCGTCTCCTACTAGAGAAACACTAGCAGGTATAACTATAGGTAGCTGTTCTTCATATATTCCTGTTTTTACAAAAACTGTTGCAGGTGCGCGACTAGCTTCATCTTCAAGAATATATTCCATTGCGTACTTAATTGTTTTAAATGGTAAATTAGTTGTTAGGCCAGCAGTTTCTTGGTCTGAACCGTTTTCATAGGATACAAAATAAACTTTGTTTGTATTATCAAATACATTCCATGCAACTGCATCGTTAACTACTTTTAGTGCTTGACCTGGCAATCCAATTGCATGGCGGGTTGTATTAACGCCGTCATGAGTTCTAATGTCACCTATTGTAGTAAGTACATTTCCTGCTGTACCTTGTATTAAAGTTTCCCAGTATAGTCCTGCGCCTGCAACATCTGTTAAAGGATTATCTAATCCGCCCGTAGAGACATGTCTAGCAATACAATGATAGGTTGTTCCTGCTAGAGTTACTATGTCTCCTATATAATATTGATGGCCAATTTCCCATGTATTTTTCCAAAACGTACCTTTTACTAGCTTAGTCCATGACACTTCTAGATCAGGGTATTCTCCAGAACTATCGGCGTTAGCATAATATAAATATCCGTTGTTTCTTACTACGTCACCTGTTAGGTAACTTTCACTAATGCTCCATTCCCCTCTATGATTGTAACCTTGTTTTAATAGTTCCCAATCACCTGTGTCTTGTAAAATTCCGTTTATACTAGGAATAGATGCAGTATTATTGGTTAATGCTAGATAAGCATATCCGCCATAAAGTACAATATCGCCCTTTTTATATTCTTCAGAGCTAGACCAAACGTCTTCGTACCCTAAGCCAGGTAACCACTCAGTCCAATTTGATTCATCATCTCTTAAGTTTGTTGTTCCGCTAGTATGATAAGTTGTACAAATCCAAAGCGAATTGCTCCATTTTATAATATCATTTAATTTATATCTTGTACTAATTGCCCAATGAGATTTATATTCTACGCCTGAAAAAACAATTTCCCATTTAGCTTGATCTGCTTCGAGCCCTAATGTTGTGTTAGCAGCAGAGGTGTGTGCTGCAATGCACCTATATACAATTCCGCCATATTTTACAATATCGTCTACAATGTATCTGACATTTGTACCCCAATTAGTGTGCCATTTATCTGATCTAGAAACAATTTCCCATTTAGCTTGATCTGCTTCGAGCCCTAATGTTGTGTTAGCAGCAGAGGTGTGTCCCACAATACATCTGTATGTAGTTCCGCTATATTTTACAACGTCGTTAACTTTATAACGTCTATTGACAGTCCAGTTAGCATACCAGCTATCAGATACGGTTACAACAGTCCAGCTAGCTTGATGTGCTTCTAATCCAAGTGCAAGTGTTGTTGCTGAAGTATGTTTGGTACTACAAATATAAGTAATACCTCTGTAATTGACAACATCACCTAAATCGTAATATGTAGATACAGTCCAATCGTTTAACCAGTTATATGTTGTTGCTATTAATGTCCAGTTAGAAATATTCCCCGGTAAGCCAAGACTTACGGTAGAAGTTGATGTATGGTTATCTGTACATTTATATACATACCCTTTATATTTTACAATATCTCCAGGGGTATAGTAAGTTGATGCACTCCAATTACCTTTCCATTCATACCCGTCTAACATTAGTTCCCATTTAGCATCTGCTACTAACGGGCTTTCAGTAGTATATTCTAGGTCTGTATAAAAGTATGTACTGTCTGATGTATGTGTAACTAGGCAGACATATGCTTTACCTCTATATAAAACAATGTCATCTTTAATATAATTGGTGGATGCTGTCCAGCTGCCCTTCCAGTTAAACCTAATTCTTTCAATTCTAAAATCTGCCATGATCGTTCCTAATTATTATAACCCGTTAGATGATGAATTTTCATCGTATGTATATCGACGATTAATTCTAGCTACAAGTTCGCCCTCGTCGTTTATATAATAGAAAATGTTTCTATCATCCCATCTAAATTGCTCGTAGTTTAAATTACTATAGACTAAATTGTGAAGTGCATCTCGTCCTTCATAAAAGTCTTGACCTTGTTCAAACGTTGGATAGTTATTTGCTGGATCTCCAGGCTTATTAACAGAAATTGTATCGCTCGTTCTATCTAGTTGATCAGTTTTACCAACAAATAGTTCACCGTCGTCAGTTCTACGCAATCCATAAAAATATCTATCCTGAGTAGCTGAATAAATATGATCTGGAGTTTGGCCTACATAATTACTACTTGACATAGTCTTCTTCCTTATACAATATCTACATAACTTATAATTGCATCTAAACAATCATCTTGATCAGCTACAATATACAATTGATTATTTGGTGCTAAGATTAATTTTTCACCTGCGCTTAAAGCCCTCAAACTTGAATTAGCCGGAACCATTACATCTTTTAAATAATAACCTCGTACGCTTGTGTCGTCTTGTAACATAATACTTACAAACACAGGAGTATCTATTAAATTTGCTAAACTAATGCCAATAATGGTCGACCGTGTTGCACCATCTGTTTCAAGTGCAAGGATAGGAACCTCGCCTACTTCTTTTATAACTTTACTTTTAAATATTGTTGCCATCTCTTTTTATCCTAAGGTTAACACATACTCTACTGCTAAATTTTCAGCAGCGGAGTATGTAATTGCACCCGATGATCCTGCTACCGAAACCCACGATGTGCCATCAAAAATTTCTAAATAGTTTTGGTTAGTATTAAAGCGAACCATACCTATTTCTCTATTTGCAGCTGGCGGTCTCTGAATATCAAGACCAACTGGAACAACGAACCCTCCTGTACTATCAATTTTAAAATAACCATTACCAGTATTTCTAATGTAAGTTATACCGTTATTAGTCCTGTTTGTAATAGATGAATTTTTGAAAGCTAGTTCGTCTATTACAACAGATCCAGTTCCGTTTGCACTTAAATCTAAATCTGTATTAGTTGTTATTGTACTTATTAAATTTCCGTCTATTACAATGTCATCAACTTCAATTCTATCTGCCCTAAACCTAGTTTGATTAATATCGGCTACTAAAGAGCCGTCTGCATAGAATCTAATAATATTATCATTAGCACCAGGTGTTAGTTCTGCTGTAATATAAGTGTTTAGATCTAAATCGTACACTCCATTTAAAGCTATCCAATTTCCGTCATATCCTTCAAACAAGTTAGTATCTGTATTATAACGTATCATACCAACTTCGGGTGATGTAGGACGCTGTAAGGTTGTACCTGTTGGTAGATTAAATGCTCCTGTACTTTCTACTCTAACAGTTTCACTAGCAGAGTCTAATATAATATCTCCAACTAGACTTTCAATAGTGTTCCCGCTAATTCTTAAATTACCAGTTTCAATTTTTTGACCTGATAAAATTGTAGTACTTCCGCCAGTAGTAATAGTTAAACCAGTTGAAGTGTCAATATTAAACGAAGCACTTGTAAAATTAACTGTTCCTGTTTGTTGGTCTACGTGGAAAAGGTCACCAACTCTAAAGTCCCCTTTATGATCAACGGAACTATAACGTACTTTAGCATTGTTTAGCTCAGTTACTTCTTGTGTTTGAATTGCGTTTATTGGATCATTAGTTGTTTCTTTTCCTGCACCTACATATGCAAAGTTATGGCTTATTAAATACATTAATACACCAGGGCCATCGCCATATGCACCATAATTACCATATATTGATGCGCTACTTATTGAACGCAACTCTCCGCCAAAGTCGGTATAGTCAACTAATGTAAATTCAGTTGCAGTTGCACCCCCGCTAAATCTAATATCTTGTTGATAAATTACATCATCTTGAAATTCAGTGGATCCGTTGTTGCCATCAAATCTGGCCATTAAGACCGTTTCAGGCGTAACAATAACTCTGGTTGCAGGTGCTGTAAAGTTAGCAGTATATATTGCTACAGTGTTTACAACTCTAACATCGTCAATATAACCTTCTAGTTCGTTTAAGCCATTGTAGTCTGCTCCTAACACTAGAGGTTTTGCTACACCGTAGTTGTTTCCGTCGGTATATGTTATACCTACTTGAGTTCCATCAACAAATAACTTAGTGTTGCCGTTTTCTCTTGTTACAGCAATATGATGCCATGTGTTTGTAGACAGTGTTCCACCTGTTATTTTGTCTGCGCTATCTGTATAGTATCTAACTTGTCCGCTACTTGTAACATATACTGATGGTGCAATATCTGCTGCTGATCCTGCTCTGAAATCAAATATTTGTTGAGTGCCTGTTAAATTACTTAGATAAATCCATGTTTCAACAGTAAAATCATCAGTTAAAAATCCAAAATCATTTGTAGCTGATATATTTGCATAGTCTCCAGTTCCGTCAAGATAAAGACTTGACTCACCAAACTTTTGCTGTGTTATACTAAGTTGTGCATCACCGTTGGCTGTAATAGTTTTGCCGCCGCGTTCTACTGCTGTATTAAACCCGGATACTTTTCCGCTGATGTAAAATTTTCCATCTGCATCTACACTGTCAATTGTTCCAGTTGCCAACACAGTTGTATTATCAAAATCGTAATAAGTAACTGTTTCTCCAGCAACATACGAACCATTTACTCCAGTTACACGAAGTGCAGTCTTGCCTTGACCTGCAATTCCCGAATTGCTATCAAATAGATACATTGCTCTGTTTGCAAAATACGTAAAGCACGACATCCATTCAATTCTTGTTCCGTTAGTTGCAGTTACAGCATCAACACCGGGTGTAATAAATGTTGTACTTTGGAAAAGCACAGATGCTTCGTTAGTGCTAGGGTCAGCTACTGATGCATCAAAGTATCCGCCTTTACCTGCGTCGCCTGATGCAAATCCTCTCGGATCAGATCCGCTAGTAACACTACCTTGTGTAATTACAGATACGTTTCTAATGTAAGGGCTTTTAGTTGAAACAGTAAACCCAGAATTAAACTTAAAAGCATAACCTGTGTTATTTAGGTTATCATAGTAAAAATCTTTAATTGTTAAATCTTCTACAGTTACTTGACCGTTAAGTAAAAAGGCGTCATTACTTTGTGTTGCTAAAGAAGGTTTAATGTTAACACTTCTTAAACTATGTCCTTTAACAGTTACGCCTGCAGGAATTGTAATTGGAAATGTTTCTGTATACGTACCTGGGTATATATGTACAGTGTCGCCTGCACTTGCATTTTCAACAGCATACTTAACTGACCCATAAGGATCATTTGGATGATCGCCTGAATACGTGTCGTCACCATTTTCAGCAACATACCAAATATTTCCTTGGCGTAATGCAACATCAACGCCGTCAACTTCTAAGCTAGTAGTTGTAACAGTTCCTGCATAAAAATTATTAACCCAAACATCAGCCCATTGTTTTCCGCCTGCTGTTGGATCACTACCAAGACTCCATACATTGTCTTGATCAGGAATTATATTAGATTGTATTTCTGCATTAAAGACAACATTATCAGTATCTGCATCACCAATTGTAATATTTCCGTCAGCAGTGATAGAGCCTGTTGCAACAATGTTACCATATACATTAGTATCAGCAAAAATTTCAACAGTTCCTGTGCCGTTAGGGCGAAGCTCTAAATTAACATCTGCTGTTGAATCATAGTTATTAGTTCTAATAACATTGTTTTCTAATTCAATGCTATCTATTTGCAACTTGTTTTGATAGACTACAGTATCTGCTGTTCCTAAGTTTAGTCTTGGTTGTGAGGTAGATATTGTGTTTCCGGTTATAGTTATGTTTGCTATATTTGCAATAGAAGAAACATTTAATCCGTTAACTGAACTTGTTCCGCGTATGTCTAAATCATATTGAGGTTGATCAGTATGAATACCGATTCGGCCGTTCTGAACATCTAAATAAAGTAGGTCGGTCTCAAAGGCCAGATTAACCCCTTCGCGAAGGAGGTTAGCCTTTAAGAGCGGACCTGTAATACGACCAACAGCCATCTCTTCTCCTCAATACGGGGATCCTGTCCCTCTAACCAAATTTTCAGCTTGCGCTCTTTGCTGGTTAACCACAGTATGGACCTGCAAAAGTTGGTCGCTTCTGCATTAATAGTATTTATCGTTTTTGAGATTTTACCCTAGGACAAGGGTATAAAGATCCATAATTTCATTCATAACAGTAACATCAACATTAGCACCTTCACCCGATGCTCGTATCCAGTTTAAACCATTATGAACTTCAAGAAAGTCTCTTTCAGTATTCCAACGTATCATTCCGGCTTCTACAGCACCTGGGTAATTTGAATTATTACCTACAGGAATGACAAATCCTCGATTAGTATCAATTTTAACGTATCCTCTGCCTGTATTTGATATTGAAAATACACTGCCGCTAGAGTCTTCAATTACGCTAGCATCAATTTTTAAATTATATATGTTAGTAACTCCTAGTCCGTTGGGAGTTAGTAAAAGGTCATCAGAGTTTTGAGTTGTGGTGATTAATTTGTTATTAGCTAAAATATTATTTGTTTCTAGCCCATTAAGCTGGAATTCTGTTGCAGTTACTCTACCTGTTTCTATGTTATTTGCAGTAAGTACAATATTACCTAATGCATTATTTGCATTAATATTTGTTCTCCTGTTATCACTATAAACTCCATTAAAAGAAACATTAGCTGAACTAAATCCTTCGTATGCATTTAGTTGTGTGTTGAAACGAATATCCGACTCTTCATTCTTGCGCTGACTAGTAGTTCCTCTTGGGAGAATAAAAATACTGTTATTTGTGTCTACGTCAAATACTTTGGTTGTAGGAGACCATATTAAGTCTCCGTCAACGGTTTCTATAACATTTCCATTAAATCTTATATTTCCTGTGTCAACACGTTCGCCATCTATGTATGTTATGCTGTTAGCAGTAGCAATATATATTGCTGTAATGCCACTAAAATCAACAGTGTTAGCATCAATACTAGTACTACCTTTTTCAAAATCTGCAAAGAATGCGTTGCCTACGCGAAAGGTTCCTAAATGATCAGTTGTAACAAAGTAAATTTTTCCACCGTTAAGTTCTACAATTTCTTGATCTTGTAATGCTAATGAAGCATCGTTGGAATAATCTTTTCCGCTTCCAGTATATGCAAAACTGTGTCCAACAAAGTACATTACGCAGTTTGCACCGTCAGCAACTGCTCCATAGTTTCCATAAGAAGTAGATGTACCAATACTTCTAAGTTCTGCGCCGTACTTAGCACCTAGACTAAAAAGTCCCAAGGTTCCTTGTGTTGCATATATTGCCCTGTTAGAGAAATATGTAAAACAATTTACCCATTCAACCCTTACTCCATTTTTCATAGTAAGTGTGTCAACACCTGGTGTTATAAATGTTACTTTTTCAAATAACATGCTAGGATGCACGGTACTGCTATGAAGAACACTACCGTCAATTAAAGCGCCTTTACCTGCGTCGCCTGATGCAAATCCTCTTGGATCCAACGGATCTGTTCCTGCTGTTGATCCATATGTTACAACAGTTACATTTTTAACATACGGACTTCTGTCAGTGATAATTGCTCCAGGTGCAAAGCTAAATGCATAGCCTGTGTCGTTTAAATTATCATAAAAAAAGTCAGCAATAGTTACATGTTCTACCATTGTGTTTTGATTTAATTCAAAAACATTTTTTGACTCAGATCCGGCTGCTGGTTTAATAATTACACCACGAATATTTTCGCCAGTAACTGTAGTATTTTCAGGAACAACTAATGGTAAGTTTTCTTCATACTCCCCTGGATAAACAAATATAGTAACAGGACCGGCTGTGCTAGAATCAGCAACAGCTAAGGCATGTTCAATTGTTCTAAATGCACCATGTTGATGATCGCCTACATTAGTATCATCTCCTAGAGTACTAACATAAAAAATATTACCTTGACGTAATGCTAATGATGTATCAGAAACTGCAAAAGATCCAACTTCTACTCTAAGACCGTTTAGTAGATTACTGTATAAGTCTTTCCATTTTTTAGTTGGCGAACCTAAAGACCTAGTATTATCATCCGGTATAATATCACTGTTAACATCTGATTCGAAATCAACTACATCGGTTGCATCATTGCCTAAAGTTAAATTTCCACCAAAGTTAATATTTCCAGTAGCATGTAAACTTCCGGTAATATTTGTATTTGCATATAGTTCTAATTTTCCTAATCCTACAGGTCTAATTTCTAAATTAGTATTTGGTGTATTAGTTGAAATTGTGTTAAAATTAAAATTAATATTGTCTGTACTAATCGAAGAAGCAACAATTGTTGACGCTGATTGTATGTTTATATTACCAGAACTATCAAATGCATTTATATCGTTATTTTGTATTTCAAAAGTGGCTATATTAGCATATGCAGGATCTTCTAAAAATGTAGTTGCTAACGTTCCATTAACAGATAAATCATTAGAAGGAAATTCTGTGTTAACACCAATGCGATTGTTTACAACATCAAGTTGTAGTAGCGGTCTGTTTGCAGCAATCTCAGAAGAAGTATTGGCAAAATTTAAATTTATTCCGTTGCGTAATAGATTGTCTTTTAATACGCCGCCGCCGATACGGCCATTTTGTGGTTCAGACATTGATCCCTCCTAAGACAATGTATTTATTTGTCAAAGTTATGAATAACAGTTATGTCTTTTCCAAAAGGTACTGCTGAACCAAACTCTAAATAATGCCCCGAAGGTTTACCACTAGGGTTTTGTACTATAGTATAGTTAGTATAAGGTATTTGATAAACGTTTTCTACAAATACTAAAATGTGCATCTCGTTTTCCGGAATTGGGAAATCAGTATCTCCGGAATTTAATGTTCCAAAAATAGTTTCAACTCCATCTGCTCCAGTAAATGTTTGCATGTGTATACCAGGGTTTCTGTTTGGCTCTTTAAATCTAATTTTTCGCCATGCACCATTTTGATATGTCTCTAATTCATTCGAGTCTGTGTTATACCTTATTTGTCCGTTAGTTGATCCAGTTATAATTCCTGTTTCTCCGGGACGCTCTGGTGTAGTTCCAACAGGTACAACTAATGCACGATCGCTGTCAACAATTACTTGATCGTCAACATCGTAATGCACACCTTTTCCTGCAGGTGATCTAGTATTTGTGCTTTGACGTTTAATATATCTCATTATACTTCCATCCAACTTATTGTAGCACTTAAATTTGCAGGAAGTTCTCCTAGCATTACTACAGAGTCGCCTTCTTCTAAAATTATTTTTTCATTATCAAATGTAAAAGTTTCTCCTACAGGTACCGGACAACTTCTTAGTATCATGTTTGCAATACTTTTAGGTTCGCCGCTCTTAACTAGATGCATATCAAATACAGTATCGTTAGCACCAGAAGTAGCTGTATTACAAACAAGTACATTCGTTATAGCATAACGCTTGCCTACAGGAACTGTAAGTAGTGTTGTATCAATAATTGTTAGTTGTGCGTTTGCTATTCCCATTTTATATTTCCAAATAACTTACTGTTGCAGAAAGAAAAGTGTAACCGGTTGGACTTCCTAAATTTTCATCAGGGGTTGATACTAATACAACTGCATCTTCTTCAGTTAATATTATTTTCTCTGAATTAAAACTGTAAGTTTCACCAGCATCTAAAACAATTGCATTTATTACTTTATTTCTATCATCTATTGCATCTGCTACTACACCCAGTGCAGCATCAATTTCTGATTTAGTTATTAAATGTAAATCAAACTGTGCTAAACTGCCTGGCGGCGTATCTGTGTTACAAACTATTAAAGAGGTTAACGCATAACTTTTAGATGCAGGAACAGATAGCAATGTTGTATTTCCAGTGTTTAATCTTTTATTTTCTATTGCCATTGTGTATCCTTAAAAAATCATGCTATAAATTAATGATCTATTATTACTTATTATTTCGTCTCGTGTTGTTTGATGATTAACAAAAAACAACCCGCTGCCGCCAACGCCTTGATCTCTTACATATAGCTTTAGTCCGTCAATAGAACTAGCTGGATTTGAGTCTGCATTATCTGGATAAGGCTGATTTAGTAAATTTTTAATTTCTAATGTATCGTCAACTACAACTACGCCAGTGCCAGGAGCAGATAAAATTAGATCATCATTTGATGATATTGTTTCTATTCGTGTTCCTACAATCCTAACATCGCTTAGTTCTAATCTATCTTCATAAAATGTTGCTACCGGAACTGTGTCAATCGCAACTTCAACGTTACTTGGTAATCCAGTTGTCTCTGTATCACGTGCCCTAACTGTTGTTGGGGTAATAATACCATCACCAATTTGCGTTAACAGTGTATTTGCAAATGCAGTAACAATAGAATCGTCAACGTATTTTTTGTTAGGTACGTGATCGTCATCTATTACTCTAGATTCATAATTAATAGTGCCTTCAACGCTTATAACTCCTACGCCTGAATTAATTAAATATAAATTACTTCCGGCAGTATTAATTGAATTAGTTCTTATACCAACTAAGCCGCTATTTGTTGCTGCGGTAGTTTTGAAAGCAAAAGCACCGTTATACGAGTTGCCGCCGGCGTACCAAGAAATATCTTCGTCAAATACAAACGTAGTATCAGGGTATACACCTCTGTCTATACGTATACCAGCTTCATTTAAAGTTACACCCGATCCTGTTTCTCCGCTGTTTACAACAATAATGTTATCGCGAACGGTCAAGTCTTCAGATTGTACAGTAGTTGTGTTTCCTTGTACATACAAGTCGCCAGTAACCCATACCCGACCCATTTCTGGACCAGTGTTTAATGTTATCTGACCACCGTGTTCTACTTGAATTTGGTAGTTACCGTTTGGTATATTTAAAAACTTAGACATTCTCGATTCCCGATTAAAGTGGGGGATTGCTCCCCCACATAATTACCTTACGGTGTTTCATCGCCTTCAAAATCGTCAGCGTTGGTTAGTGCTGCGTCTTCGCCTGCTTCTTCAATTTCAACTGTAGCGCCAGTACCTGTGAAGTCCCAGTTAATACGTGAACCGTTGTCCATTGTTACTACGCGACCTGAAATTTTAGTAACTTGACGTGCAGTTGCACCATCAAGAACTGTGATTGACATTTGGCCTGCTGTTAGTGCTGCGGCTGCTGCGTCTGTTAAAACGCAATCGCGTGTAGCAGAACCGTCTGTGCAACGGAATTTTTTAGAACCTAGTTGCTTAACAATCCAACCTGGAACACTTGCTGTACCGTTGTAGAATTGAACTTTAATTTCGTTGCCGCCTGCTGTTGGCTCTCCAAAATATCTTTTGTTTAGTGGACGTCCCATTTGTTTTCTCCTTATAATGACGTTCTAGGTCTACGCGGCGGGTACCGCATAAGTCCTCATCAAGAGGCTCTCCTCTTAGACAAAGTATTTATCTAATAAAGAAAAAGCCTTAGAGATAAAAAAATAGGGCCTTGCGGCCCTATTTTAGTTTGTTTACCTAGTAAACTATTACTTGAAGCTTACGCTACCAGAAGTAATAGCAACGTTTGCTAGGTAATCTGCTGCGTTACCAAGAGACGAAGCAGTATTGTTTAGCTCGACATATCCGTAACGTGTCATAAAGCTGACAGTTGGTTCGAATGTGCCTGGATCTAGAACAACACCACTACTCATCAATGGAATGTATGGGCAGTAGAATGCAGGTGCATCAGACTCTGATGTACCTTTGTATCCAACGATAACGTTAGCATTGTCAGCAGCATATGTGTTGACGTATACTTTCATTGCGTTGTTTAGTGTACCAACTAGTTTAGTGTTAGTTGGAGCCTCAAATGCACCTTCAGTTGTACGTGCAAATGCAGATGTAGTAGCTGACTGTAGGATAGTTAGCGCAAATGGGCTAACAACAGCATAGTTACCAGCACCGCGACGTGTACGCTGTGCAATCAAGTTTGCAGCACGGTTGATTAGAACAGCTAGTGCAGCGTGTTCGTCACCAACAAATGTTGCAGTACCACTAACAGCAGTTTGGTCGTATGTTTCAACGGCCGAGCCACCTAGTGTGTTTAGTGAAGCAAGAACTTCCTGATCAATCTCAGCAGTAATTTCTTGTGCTAGAGCTGCCATGATTTCAGCTTCAACGTCGATGCCATGCATGGACTGTGCGTCCTGTGCAGATTCAAAAGTCCAACGTGCGCTGAGCTTACGAGTCTTGGCTTCAACAGTCTGCTTTAAGATCTGAATGCTTAGTCTGTTACCAGCTTCACCTTCTAGTGCAGCAGTAGCAGCAGCTCTACCGGATGTTGCACCGGAGTAGCTTTCAGCAATCTTAAATGGACTTAGAGCTTCTTCACCAGCAGTTGCACCAGATGCACCTGCGTTAAATGTGTCTGCATAGCGGACACGTAGAGTGTGGATCTGACCCACTGGACCAGTCATTGGTTGTACACCAACTAGTTCGTTTGCAATAACTGTTGGCATTACACGTCTGATCACTGGAAGGATCACACGATTTAGAGTTGCGACATTACCGGCAGAAGTAGCACCAGCAGTGGCAGTTTCTGAAAGATACTTGCGAGTATTTTCTAGTGTTGTTGCCATTACTGTCTTTTTGTTGCCTTGAAGGCCTTCAAGAAGTGCTGTCTTCGTGTCCTGCCAGCGACTTTCTAGTAGTTCTGACATTATTATCTCCTTAATTTAATCCAGCTAGACGGCGAATGTCAACTACGACGTTATCGCTATCTGCTTTACTACTAACTATATTTTGATTTCTATTGCCTGTTACTTCTTTTGCCTCTGATAGGGTTGCCTTCTGCTTTGCTGGAGTCTTTCCGTCAATAACTGCCGGTAGGTACTTGTCAAACTGTGTGCGTAGCTTTGCAGTCTGAACACTTTCCAGTAAGTCTTTCATAATCTCGCGTTGATCTTTGCTTAATGGCGCAATCAATTCGTTCATTATATCTTTACGCTGTGCAGATTCTACAAGACGCTTCTTTTCAACTTCTTGTGCTTCTGCAAGCTGTTTTGCTTTTGTAGCAAATGCTTTTGCTTCTTCAAGTTGCTTGTCTTTAGCAACAAGTACTTTCATTAGTTTAGCAGTTTCTGATTTTTCATTTAAGTATGAAGTGCCATACTCTGCTGCAAATGCTTCAAATATTTTACGACCAAAGTCGTTGTGACGTGCTTCATCGATATCACTTTTTAGTGCTGAAATCTCTTTATTAAGAGTTTTAGCAACTGTCTCTGATACTAATGTTGCACTTCTTTCAACAAAGTTTTTCTTAACTTTTGCGAAGTGTTCCTTGGCTTCACGTACTAAACGTACTTTAGTTTCTGCCAAATCTTTCTTATCTTCATAAAACTCTGCAATTTCGGTTGATAGAGCTTCTACAACAAATTCTTCTAGCTTTGCCTGTTGTTCAGCCATTGCTTTCTTATCTGCATGTAGTTCTTTGATCTCACGTTGCAACTGTTCAATTACAAAACCTTTTAGACGATTTGCATTTTCGCGCATAGCAACAGCATATTTTGCTTTTGCTTCTGCTAACTGCTTACGATCATCTGCAAATTCTGCAATTTCTTCAGCTAGACGCTCAGATAGCAAACTATCAATGGCTTCAACCATTGTTTGCTTATCGTGCTCGTACTTAGAAGCAAATTCCTCACGTAGTTCGGTTGCTACTTGCAACTTATTTTCGCGAACCTTTGCATTCCATGCTTCTTCGATCTCTGCTCTGATTTCTTCTGAAACAACATTATTTTCAAAGAGGGTTTTCAGTGCATCCAACATAATCTGTTCTCCTAGGTTTACTGGAGCTTGTTGATGATACTCATCAACGATTCCTTAAGGTACTTTTGAGCCTGTTTGTCGCCTCTAACTTCTTGTGCTATTCTAAATGCCTGATACCCGCCACGAGTGTTCATTAAATGTTCATAAATTGGTGTTGGGTATGCACCTGGTGCGCTTGGCTGTGCCACTACGTCCACTGTGATGATTTCAAAATCTGACACTTCGCCAGATCCGTCTTCTTTTACATTACCGCTACCACGAGATGAAACGCCTAGTTTAACTCCGCTTTCAAGCATTGTTTTAACTAGGCCTCCCATTGGTGTCGGTAGGATTTTTAATTTTCCATAACCATTAGGACCGTCCATCCACATCTCTGTAATCATATGTGATACACGATCTAAGTTTATATTAAGGCCTTCTGGATGATCAACTTCGCCGAGAACTGAGTAACCGCCGGTAATTTGATCATTGAGAGTTTTGACAGCCCTGCCAATTTCATTTACAGGATACACTCGCTGATTAGCGTTGCGTACACCGCCCTGAATGCAAATACCTTTCATATAAAGGTTTTTACCTTCGTCGGCATGCTCGACTACCATTCTTGCCTGGTCGTAGCTCAAATGCTCTCGTAAGTTTATCATCTAAACTCCTTACTTGCTGCCAATAATTGATTTTTTATTAGCTGCATTTTCGCCTGCGCCTTTCTTTTCAGCGCCGTGGCCTTTTGACTGTGCGTTTAACTTAGAAGCACTTGCACCAGGAACATTTACGTTCCCCATGTTGTCTTCTTTTGCTGCGCCTGCTTTACCGCCTTTTTCATCAGCACCCTGTACTAGGTTGCTAGCAGTTCCGCCCATGTCGTTTTTGTTAGCTACTGGAGACTTGGTGTTTGCACCGTTATCGCCCATTTTAGCAGTTACTTTCTCGACATATTCACGCATTTGTTCTGCGCTTGATTTAGGAGTAGATTTTTCTTCTACTTCTTCGTCATCGCTTTCTTCTACTTCTTCGTCGCTTGCTTCGCCAAAGTTAAAGGCTTCTTTTTCTTCGTCGCCTTCATCGTCTCCTTCATCACCCATGTCCATGTCGTCAGCGCCATCGTCACTGTCGTCACCTGCCATCATTTTTTCAAATTCGGCTTTTAGGTCTTCAAGAGCATCTTCTAGGTCTTCAACACGATCTTCCATGTCGTCTTCAGAACCTTCTTCCTCGTCGTCGCCGTCTTCGATATCAGCCATCATATCGTCAGCTGGGTCGCCGCCCATATCTGCCATTGGATCAGCTTCTACTTCAAACTCGTCAAGGTTAAAATTTTCATTAGTTTCTTCGTCATCGTCTTCCTCTGAAGATTCGTCTACTTTATCTTCGTCTTTATCTTCGTCTTTGGAAGCTTCATCTACTTCTTCATCATCAGACTCTTCAATGTCTGCATCGTCTTCTAGTAGTGATTCATATATGTCACGTGACTTCTCCACAACTAATTGGTGGAATAATTCTTCTGCGCCTTCGCGATCCTCATTTATGAGACGCTCTAGCATTTCTTCAAATTTATTACGATCGGCCATTTTACTCTCCTATAAATTGTAATACCGTAATGAAACGATATGGTAAGGCTGTCAGTTTTATTTAGTATCGTTGAGAAAATATGCATACAAATAGGCTCAAAACGAGCCAATTTGTTTTTTTATCGCAACATACAGTTATTTTCTGTAAAATTTGCAACTGTTATGTGTGTTAAATTGTGAATACTTTCAAGTTCTTTAGGTATAAATCCTTTATTTTCTATCACTCTTATATATCTTTTATGACTAAATTGTTTTATAGTAGTATAAGTTTGTTTTAACCAATTTCCGTAATATGTTGCTTTTTCTGTTTTTTGCTTGTAGTTAATTGTACCAGCATATATGTTATTAACTTCTTGCTTACCTTCACCAATACCTTGATAATCAAACCCTAGTATGTATATTTCAGTATTGTCGTGTTGAGAAGCAAGCCATAATGCTGTTGGACCGCTACTCCACCCTTTACTAGGATTAAAGAAGTTTAATCCGTGCATTTTTGCATACGCTTTGTTAGGATTTGTCCAAACAGGCACCTTGTGTTGGTATTTTGCATTGTTGATTTCTATAATCATTTTAGTATCAACAGCAATAAGGAAATCGGGATCAAACTCTCTATATAGAGCATTACATCCGTAAATTTTACCTTTAGTTTTTAATGGTTCTAATGGTATTGTAGATCGGCTTACACCGTTACCAAGAACATACGCAGTAGACAATTATCATACTCCGCCTGCTTCTGCATTAGAAGCAATACCATACATTTGTTTAATAAAATCAAGTTCTAATGTTTTATCTTTACTATGTAGGTCGGCGGCTTTACGAATACGGTTAATTTGTGAAAGTGTTAGACGTGTTTTGCGTGTGTCATCAAAGTCAATAGGACTTTGATCGTGCTCTGGTTCGTAACGATTGTCTTCGACCGGCTCGATAGTTTCTTTATCAAAATAAAATAGTTCACGCAATATCATAATAGTATTTATACCGTTTGGGCTGTAGGCGCCGGTGTTGCTCCAGGAGCAGTGCCTGTTGCTGTTTCAGGTGCTGTTCCTGTGCCGCCTTCGATTGGTGCTTGACTTATATCAGCAGTGTCTTCGGCGCCGGCTGCATCTGATGATATACCTGCACTACTTAATCCTGCACTTCTTAGTTCAGCACTTGCATCACTTGGTGGCGGAGTTAGGTTTTCATCGTTTTCTTCTTTCCATAAACGTTCGTTTTCTGCAAGTTCTTCTTCAGTTAGTCCTAAGAAACGCATTAATGCAAAACGATTTGAAATATAAGGTATTTGAGCCATTTGTGTGTAAGTTGGTACACGAGCATTATCAATTTCACTTTGACGGTAAGCAGCAAAGTTTTGTGGTGGCTGGAATTTTAAATCAAACATGTTAGTGTCGATGTTAATTCCTTTTTCAAGTAAGTATCGTTTAAACTCTTGATCAAATTCTTCAGTGACTAGTCCTTGTAAACGTTCGCAGTAGGTGTTGAAACGCAGTTCTTGAATATATGCTGTTCCTACTCGTCCATCGTTATATTGTGCAGCACTATCATCTGCTCCAGTTGGTAAGTAAGAACTAGGAATACGTAAGCCGCGTACTAGTTTGTTTGTGAAATAACGTAAATCGTCAATCTCACCTAGGTTAGTACCGCCCGGTAGTGTTTCAACTTTTGATCCGCGTCCTTCTGCAGTCTGGGGGAAGAAGTAGTCTTCGTTAATTGACAGTGGGTTATAACTTGAATCAATTACATTTGATCCCCCACCTGTTGAACTTGGTATACGTCGTTGATGTATTTCTGTTTTAACTCTTTCCACAAATTGCATTGCTAAGTGGGAAGGCATATTACCAACATCAACGTAAAACACGCGGCGTTCAGGAGCTCGCTGCACACGGTAGATAATGATGGCATCTTCTAATAGTTCCTTCTGTTTGTATACTTTGAAAATAGTTTCAAGTAATGAATTACCAAACGGATAGTTGTTGTCTAATCCTTCTGACAAACTTAAATGCACAACATGACTTGCATCAACAGTTAATTCGTTTTGGTCATTTTGAAAACGTGTGCCCGGTGCCTGGTTGTTAGCATTACCAGTCATTCCTCGAACACCACCTGTTAGATATCCTTGGCCGCCACCGGTTACATTTCCGTTTGTCTGATATGGAGTAGTAGCAACTGCTTCCACAAAATTTAAATTAAAGTTTTTAACAACATATTGCTCAGGTTTTTTACCCTCGCTTTCATTAACAATTATTTTAGTTACATTTGCAGGATCCACATGAAACCAACGTTTTGTTTCGGGGTCTCGAATAAAAAATTGGTCACCGTATTTGAAAATGTTACGAAATATTCTAAACATTTTAGTTTCAAAATCTTGTAACTTACACCACTGTTGCAAATATTTTTGAATAATTGTAATTTCGCTGTTAGTTGCATCTGTCTTATAATCAATAATAAAACTAGTATTATTTGATTTATTTTTTTGCGTACAAAATTCTGCTAGAATATCTAGTGCAGCATTTACTTCAGAGTCAAGGTCCATTACATTATATTGACCATAACGTTCAACTCTGTTTGGACTACCAGTGTAAACATCAGGAAGAAAAGAACTATAGTTAGTTCGTGCAGGACCAGCTTGACCGCCATAAAATCTACCGCCAAGAGGGGAATAACTTCCGTTTGGATTATCTCCCGTTTTTACTGGTGTGAAATATTTTTTCCAACTCATTTGTTATTCCTTACATAAACTCTGGTTTAGTGTTTCTTTCAATCTTGGCGTCAATTTCTTTCATTTCTTTTAATAAAACATATACATCATTCATTATTTTTGTTAATGTTTCATTAGATTGCGAACCACTACCTGTATTTACACTAATCTTCTGCAATACTTCTGTCATAGTGGGTCCTGACGATCCGCCCATCCAACCCTTTTGAGTTCCTTTAGCCATTTCTTCATTTAGTTTAGATAAAGCAGTAGACAATTCTTTTATACTATTAGTATAATTGGTTAGTTGAGTATTGTCAAGGCCTTTTAATGAATCGAATACCGATTTTAGTGCTGGAGTGCTACCTGCTTCTGCAATTGCAGCAAATCCTTTTGCAGCACTATCAAGTCCGCCTCGATAGTTTAAAGTTGCTAGCCTTGCTATGTTTTCTACTGTGCCTGAGCTTATACCTAATGTTGCACCATCGGTGCTTTGCATTCCTTTTAGTGCTGTGCTAAAAACAGTTAGGGCTGCTGCATTTTTAGCAACAGCATCTGCATTAAGTGGTAGTTCACCAAATTGTTTAAGTTGATCAAACGGACCTGTCCCCGAACCAAATAAAGAAGCTAGAGCATTCTTAAATGATTCAAACACACTTACTTCAGGTGTTTTGGGGAAATCTTTTATTGCATTAGCATAGACTTTTACTGCTAGACTATTTGATGTAATCTTTCCTAAATTTAAATCTAGTCCACTAAAAGCAACAAGACCTGCCCAAGGACTTGCATCAACACCCATCAGTTTGGCTAGTCCTTGTTTGAATATATCAAACACATCAGCTGCTGGCGTTGTAGGAAAATCTTTTATTGCATTAGCATATGCCTTTACTGCTAGACCATTTGATCCAATTGCAGCTTTATCTAGTTCAAGTAATTGAAAACTTTTTAGTCCAGCCCAAGGACTTGTATCAACACCTATCAGTTTGGCTAGTCCTTGTTTGAATATATCAAACACATCAGCTGCTGGTGTTTTGGGGAAATCTTTTATTGCATTAGCGTATGCCTTTACTGCTAGACTATTTGATTCAATTGCAGCTTTATCTAGTTCAAGTAATTGAAAACTCTTTA